TCGGCAAACGACTCGGGGTGACGCACTGCGAAGTCGCAGTCGTGGAACGCCACCACTCGCGTCGTACCCGCGTTGCTGCCCGTGTACGGATCAACCATAAGGTCAATGCCGCTCCACTGGCCGATCAACAGGTCGCTCCACACGCCGAAGATCATGGCCGACAGGCTCGTGCCCGTACCCTTCGTGAGGTTCGAGGGAACCTGTTGCGAAACGTAGATCGGGAAGCCGTACAGGTTCGCCATATCCGGGCCGAGGATGAAGTTGCCTTCCACGCCGCTCGTCTGCCGAGAGGTCGTGGAGAGCTTCGCCTTCACCTGTCCGTTCGTGAGGAACGCAGCCGACCCCGTAAGCGCGTTGTCGATCTCGACTTCACGCACGAGGCTGACCACCATGCCCCACGTCGGAGCCGCACCGTTCGTGGCGAGCGTCACCGAGCCAATGCCCGAGGTGTTGAGCACGCCGGTCGGACGGTTGGAACCCGAGCCAGCAACAGCCGCACCGTCCATCGCAACAGCAAGCGAGGTGGCGAGGTCGTTACGCACGAGCGCCTCAATGTCGAGCGACGACTGAAGCATCAAGCGACGGCTGATGTCAACGTAGGCACCGAGGGTCTTCGGCGACATCGTGACTTGATCGAACGCCGGGGCGTTGGTGCTCTCCGTCGGGGCCACGTTCTCAGCCACCCAGTAGGCGGTCGAGGGCGAGGTCTTGCGCGGAATGGCAACGTTGCCCTGCAAGCCCGTGAGGAACTGCGCGCCGAGGGTGTTGAGCACCATCTTGTTACGCAGCACGTCGATGAACGACGCAGCCAGCAGATCGGTTGCGACGGTGTTACCCGCCTTCGCCGTGCCGGAGGCAGTCGAGGTCGTGAGGTCACGGTAAAGCACGTCGGCCGGGATCAGAATACCACGCGAAGTGCGGCCTTCCTTGCGAGCAGCGGCCTCAGAGGCCTCAAACTCGAAGCGAGCATCTTCCTGCGCGCGACGATCCTGCGGGTTCGACAGAGCGCGAATGGCCTTGACGAACGAGAAAGCGCGAGCCTCCTTGTCCGACAGACCGATCTCGTTGTCAACGTGCAGCGGCTTGCTGCCAACCTTATCGAGCAACGCGCCACGGAAAGCCTCAAGCGAAGCGCCGTCACGGATTGCACTCTCGCCAAGTTCGCGGTGATTGTGCCGCGCGGCAAGTTCCATAATGGCCGAAACGCGGGCGCGCTCGGCCTTCTCTGCGCCCTCGCGGACGCTGCTGATTTCTTCAGACATAGTAGACTCCTGTGTAACCTGTATGAGCGGCTCGCGCGAACGGCCGATGCCTACGCTTGAGTCCGCTGGGATAGAGACAATCGAAATTTCGAGCGGCTGCCAACGCACGGCGCGGAAAATCTCCCGATCTCCACGCTTGCCATCGGAAACCATCTCGTTAATCACGTAGCCGACAGAAACGTTTCCACGAATCCCGTCTTTTACGTCTTGCCAGATTTCCTCGGCTCGCGCGCTTTTCCCAAAGCGCACGACGGCTCGGGCCACCCGATCCGATCCCAAGGCAATCTGCTCCACAACACCGACTTGATCGCTCATGTCGTGATCCACAAGCAACGGCGCGCGGCCGCTGCCAATGAAATCTGATTGGATAGAACCGGGCGAGTGATCGAGCACCTCGACCCCCCATCCTCGGTCAACTTCCATTTCGCTGCTAAACGCCAGCGTCACGCGCCGCTCGGCTTCCGACACGGACGCGCGCTCAAAAGTCGCCGAGCGAAATACACGCTCGGTCGGGCCTTTGCGCTTGCCTACGTAATCGGGGTCTCCGGGTTCGTTGCCGTAGATGTCCTTCGGGCGCTCGCCTTCTTCGGCTGCTTCCTCAAGTTCTTCTACAGCCTCCTCGGCTTCCTCGGATTCGTCCATGTCGTATTCAGACTTGGCAAACGTCACAGTTACTGTGGCCTCGTCTTCGACCACCGCAACAACGTGTCGCTCTTGTTTCTCTTTCATAGTTCGGCCCTCATCTTCTCGGTCTAACTCGTCGCTCTTGCGGTTGGCCCATGCCTTGCCGGGATCACCGCCCCAGAGCGCCCAAGCAATCCGGCCTGCTGACGGATACCCGTCTTCGCCTGGACTAAAGCCCTCGCCCTGCTTATCTACTTCGTGTCGTGCAAAGTAACTTACCATCCGCCCGATGGTCTCGGGTGACAAGTTCGCGCGATTTTTAATATCCCGCGCACGAGCCACGCCGACCTCAGTGCCGCCCCTGCCGAATTCCTCACGCCACGCTAGGCCGCGCTCGGCCTCTGCGGCCATTTCTTCGGTCGGTTTCAAATCAACTGCCATTATTGCCACGTCCCACTAATGTTGATGTACGGCGTTGCAATCTTCCACGTCCCGCCGACGTTGATGTAGACGGTTGTCTCTTTCCACACGCCCGACACCTTTAGCCAGAACTTTTTAGTGACGACCGGAGGCGTGCCGCCACTTTGTAGCAGCGTTAAAAGCATGGCTTACACCAGCGTGTTAAGTTGGTCGAGCGTCAACTGCGTTTCGACAATCTGCGCGTCAATCAGAATGATTTGGTTGATATCGCCAAGCGATGCCGCAGTGCTACGGGCCGCATTCAAAGCAGCCAGTTTCGCCTGCACTAACTGGATCAACTCAGCGAGGCTCATACCAGCACCACCAACTCTTGACAGACCGTGGACAAGTGCGAGTTCAGCAGCACGACGTCGTAAGTGTCAGTGCCGTCAATCGCGGCATACGCCGCCATGCGCTTGCCAGCCGCTGCCGTGCCCGCCTGCAAGAAGTCCGTAGGTACGAACGGGGCCATAACTCGGTTTTGTACGTCAAACCGGAAAATCTGGTTTACAGCCGATGCTGCGTAAATATTTAAGTAGTACATCCGCCCTTCGTTTTCAAACGGTGCGTAAGTGCCACACGTTCCAACGGTCAAGGCCACAGAGCCATCATAAACAATTGCGCCCGTCCAAGTTCCAGTAATTGATCCCGCAATGTCTAGCAAATCCAACGTGACCGCACCGCCCCGGAAGAAATAGCAGAATGACTGTCGTGCATTACGGGCAACTCCCGGCTGGATGCCCCAACTCGGCATCCACATTCCGCCTGACGCATTGGCCGCAGGCGCTGCACCAAAGTACGTCGTTGACCACGAGTTAGTCGCGATGCTGTTCGTGCCGTTGTTGATCGTGGCATCACCATAGTTGTAGGTGTAGACCGTGGTTGTGGCGGTGGATCGCACAAGCATTAGGTTCGGCAGTTCAATGACGTACTTGGCATTCGTAGACGGCGTAACCGTCCAGTTTGTGCCAAGCGTGTAAACGGGCGACGGGCCTGCTGTGTGAGACGCAATGATGCGCCGCTGACCTACAGAAGTGGTGTTTACCGTGTCTTCAACGATGCGAATCTGGAAGTTGCGATATTCGTTGGCGGCAACGATGGAGTCGCCCAACGAAGCCTGCCCTGTCAGAGTGCCTGCTGCTGCTCCTGTCGCTGTCAACGCATAGCGAGAAACCACGCCCGTGTCGTAGTTGTATGCGCCCTTGATCATCCCGTCTCCGGGAGAACAATCGTAGGGCGTGTACTGCTCGTCAAGCACCATGATGTCGGAGTCAGTACCAATGGTCGCAGGCAAGCCGGTCGTTGAAAGACCCGTCGACAGTGTATTGCTTGCAACTTCAAACGAGCGCCAGATGTTGCTAGCCGTCGTACCCGCGCCCAGCATAAATACGCGACCGGCAATAATTTCGTACCGTGCGCCGGTTGAAGGTGTAAAAGAAAAAGCGCTGATAACGTGAATTGTCGGCGTGGTGCCGCCCGTATTCGCGTCAATGTAGCGTTCTTCCGTCTTGCCTGCTGTCCCGTCAATGATACGCAGTTTGAAGCCGTACTCACCAGAGCCGCCACGGTTTGCCAGCATGTTGACGCCGACAGCCGTAGGGAGCGCCGTAGACAGCGTAACTTTAAGTGTTGTCGCGCCCGCCGCGATGGTACCCACCAAGCCCAGCGAGGGAGCAAACGCCATTGCCGCACCCACGCCAAAAGTACCCGCCAGCGCAGGAGACTGAACAAGGTTCCAGCCCTTGGTGACAATGTTGTAACGATTCAACACCGTATTGCTAACCAATTGGTACACAAACGGATTGCGCGATACATCAGAACGAAGGTCAGAGACCAAAGAACCTGCCGCCGCGTGTGCGTTAGGCGTAGGCGCAACCTGCGCCCACATCAATCGGTCGATAACTTTCTTAAACGTGTTAGCCATGTTA